TCTTTAGCAACCATTCTTTTTGGCTTAAAAAACGCTATTCTAGTAATGAAGCATTCATTTCATGTTCAAAGCTTTTAAGAGACGCTCCAATAAATGAATGGAATAACGTAAAATATTTTTTAGCAGAAACGCTTAACTCCGAAGATCTAAAAGCCATCGTCCATCATTACAGACATATTGAAGGATTAAAAAAGATTTTAGCTGAAGATCCAAATTATTTATATTCAAAATCCCGCCTCAATCTTTTCGTAAAAGATGCTGACCATGTCTTAACAGTTCTTATGAAAGACCATGCTGTGAAAGAATTTGTTCAATCCACCATAGAAAAAGAATCCAAAGAACAAAATTCAAACTAAGCATAAGGAATAATCCACGAAGTGAAGGCGTACCCAATACAGCAAACTTTTCTGAAAGGTTTTCCAGCGCAATAATCATTCTGGCCGATCTATAAATTCTTTCTTGATTATCTTCTTCCAACTGCCTGCGTATTTCAGTTGCATGATATTTCCTAATTGCTTCTATAACAAACTTCTTTGTTGCTGGTTCGCCTTTTTTGTTTTTGCTCATTTCATTTTCACGCCCCTTTTACCGCTTAAAGCGATGTTTTGTTTCAAAAAAATAAAATCACCCAGTTCACAATTATAAATTTCGCTCATTTTTATGGCTAAATCAACTCTTGGTGACATTTCATACGATTCATATTTCTGTAAGCTACGTCGCGATATCCCGAGCAACAATGCGGCTTTTTCCTGTGTCATTCCAGAGTTAACTCGTGCTGCCTCTAAAGTAACTTTCATTATTATTCTCCTTTCGTTTTTTCTTATTATACCACCGCTTAAAGCGTTCGTCAACGCTTTAAGCGTATTTTTTTTCACCTTTCGCTTGCTTAAGTTAAGGCTTATCGCTATAATGAAACTGAGGTGATTATATGGTCAGCGATGAGATGCGCAAAAAATTTAAAACTAATCTCAAAAAAATTATGGCTTTAAAAGGCAAAACTCAAAGCGATATAGTAAAAGCATTAAACTTTAAACAATCTACAGTATCTGACTGGTTAAATGGGAAGAAATATCCCCGTATGGATAAAGTACAAATGCTAGCCAATTACTTAAACGTGGATATAATAGAATTAGTTGACAATCAATCAAATGATTCTATTACTTTTACCAATGCAGAAAAAGCACTTATAAAAAACTACCGCCAATTAAACGAACAAAACCAGCAAGCAGTAACAACTATGATTAATTCTCTTTTGGCTGTAGAAAATTCTACCTTTGAAAAAGATGCAGTAGGTTGAGGATATTGAAATGATATTTTTTATAAGCTGTTTTAGAAAGAAGGTATTTCTAATGTTGAAACTTATTCTTTTAATTTTCATTTTATTGTTATCAATAAATTCTGCTGCATTAGCTTTTCCAAATGAGCCAACATCATTTCGAGGCTTAAGTTGGGGTGCATCTATAGAAGAATTGAAAGAAAAATATCCTAACAGTTATGAAATTAAAGATGATAGAGTAAATACTTTAATCAAACAGATCGATGGTACAACATTGATTTCATACGGTACTTACTTAGAAAATGATTCTATAAGCAATATCCCTATTGTAGCACCAATAGAATATACCTTTTGGAATAATCAATTAGAAAGTGTACATATTAACATTAGTGGCGATTCTGTAGCTATATCATCATATAACGAGAAAAAAATGCTTGCTGCTTTAGAAGATTTATATGGAGAATGTTCTTCAAAGTTTGAGGAACCATTTACAGATGAACCATTTACACGTATGTATTTTTGGGAAGGCCCTGTTTGTAAGATTATGTTTTTTTCTAATTACCATGATAAAGGCAAATATAGTTCTAATGTTTTTTTATGGTTATCCTCTCAAAAAATATCCTCTGAGCGTTTAGCTCAGGCTCAAAAAACACGCAGATCTCAAGCCAAACAAGGCTGGTAGAAATAATTACCATAAGTACACGGACATTTTTGTCCAACTGTAAGGAGGTAGCAATGGAGTACAATTTTACTTACAGAGAGAAAGACAAAGGCTTCCAGGTCATACTCTCCTATAAGGATAATGTAGGACGCTGGAAGCAAAAATCTAAGCAAGGATTTAAGACTAAGCGAGAAGCTAAGAATGCCGGCGATAAGTTATTAGAAGAAGTTAAAGCAAATGCGCCAATATATATGGACAATAGCACTGCAAGAATAACCTTTGGTGAATTTTCCGCAATGTATCTTAATGATATAAGAAGGAGCATAGCATACAACACTCTACTCGGATACCAGCACGCTATCAAAGCCTTTTCAGAACTAAAAGATATGCGTCTGGTAGACATAACGCATAGCGACATACAATCAATATTTAACTCTTTACCAGTGAAAGCAAACACCGCCAATTTGTATCTCGTAAAACTAAAAACTATTTTTAAAAGAGCGGTATCTCCATACGAACTTATAACTAAAGATCCTACGATAGGGATACATCCGTTAAAAATAAAAGGCCAAAGAAAAATAAACGCCCTTTCCAAAGAACGTTTAGAAGCTGTTCTAGCACGTTTAAAATCCAAGAACTATACTTTATATACAGCGTGTTGTATCGCCGCTTTCGCGGGGCTTAGGGTTGGCGAGATAACAGGTTTGAAATGGTCTGATATTGATTTTAATGCAGGCACATTAAAAGTAGAGCGACAAATGGTTGCTACAAATAGAAATATTATGACCCTACAAGAATTAAAAAGCAATAACTCTTATCGAACTGTACCTATACCTATGCGATTACAAACGGTTTTAATTGAATACAAGAATAAATATCCTCGTCACATCAGCGATATGGTATTTTGGAATGTGACATATCACTCTATAAAAAGAGTTTCTCTGTACACAAAAGATGACACAAGTATTCATGACTTCAGGCATACTTATGCTACAACATTACTTAGTAGTGGCTTTGATATTAAAACGGTCGCAGCATTGTTGGGAGATACAGTTGAAACAGTTTTAAAGGCATATGTACACTACACTGATGAAATGAGAGAAAATGCACAGAAGCGTCTCTCAAATTTTTTTTAGAAAATTTTTGACGAATTTTTGACGAATTTGTATAAATCCCGCTTTACAAGTCGTTCTTTGGCAATTATAATATTATATCATAAAGTGCTATTTAATGAAACAATTATAGCCAATTCCAGAAGAATGTAGCTATTATGCCATTTATGACATATTAACGACACAATTAAAATACAGGTTTTAACACCTTTCGGCAACTTATTTTTGACGAATTTTTGACGAATATAAAATAACCTCCTCATAATTGGGGAGGTTATTTTATGCAATATTTATTGGTAGTGATGTTTTCCAGCTCTCCACAGATAAAAAACTTTACCTGCTCCGGCATCAGGATCGTTGATGTATGCCTTGGCAAATTTTACATACTGCGCAACATCTTCTCCCCAGAGATTCGAATAATCGCTATGCAGCATATTCATTAAATAATACCAGTCGTACTTATTGGCATGTACACCGTTCTGATCCATAACACGGGTAGTTTCTTCTACTGTCCAATGTTCTCCGGTAGTACCGTCAACATTTTTCATTTCCGAAACGGCCTTTTTAGCAAGGTGTTCATCAAAGTGCGGGCCATAAGCTATACAATGAATTTTCATCATTATAGCTTCGTAATCTTCCTCATCGATGACTTTGATTTTTTCTAATGCACAGCAAACAATATCGTCAACCTGTTCTTCTTTTAATTGGTCACCGTCAATATGCTCTGCATAATGATCGTACTTATGCATTATCTTCACCGTCCTTCTTTTTAGGTTTTTCCGAAAGATTTTCAAGCACTTTCTTTGCAACCTTTTTAGCTATTTCCTGACCTTCTCTACTTGAAAGAAAGGCTATTGTAAAGCCAATCAATAAATTACCCATTGCCAACGCCTCATTTCTTTAAAGTAACAGACGATGGAGTAACTGTCGGCGGTGTAATTTGTGGCCATACAAAAGCTGTGCAGCAAAGATTATTACTGCGAACCACTGCTAAGGGCGGTTCTGTCATCACACGCAAATTATAAATTTTTCTGCTGCGGATTTGATCTGCTCTTACTCCGTCACCACAACGGTTAATCATTTGAATTACTGTCCCGCCTGTGCCATTTAAAATAACTACCGGCAGTGTATCAGCACCTGCAGGGATTGCCTGGGCAATTAACAAACAAATCTTTTCATTATTATTTATTGTCATCGCCGGAATTGTAATTTGCAATTCATTAGCAGCAACTGCCACCTCAGTACTGGCAACTAAATTAGGACATACTTTACATCCATTATTTCCACACATATTATCATCTCCTATAAAAAATAGGGCGGATTTCTCCGCCCTGTATCACGTCTTACGACGGAGCCTTACTTTTAAACTCCTTTAAGCCATGTTGCAACCGCCGTTCAGGCTATTAATGCCCAAACCATTGATAATGCCGGCATTCGGGCAAACTGCGCCGATACCAGTAACCTCAGGTTTCGGAAGCATACGGCAAGAGATAGAAGCCAGTTGAGCTTCTACAGCGTTGAATTTAGCATCACTGTATACGCGGTTTTCCAGAACGACATTTTTCGTACGTTCCTGAGCAAGTTGATCACGCAGGTTTTGATACTCATAAAAGTCAATCTTCGTACCGAGTGCAGAGAAGCCAGCCATAGTTTGCTCTTGGGTTTGACGAGCAGTATTCTCAATCAAATATTGAGTACGCGCGCTGTCGATGATTCCCTGTTTTTCTACCTGGCAATTAGATACAGCATTGCAACCATATGCAGGAGCAGCACCGTTATTGTTCCAACCACCACGATTGCCTAAAAAAGCAGCAAACAGGATAATCAAGAAGATAGCAATCCCCCAAGTGTTAAAACCGCCATAATATTTTTCGTCCATCTGCAAACAACTCCTTTCTTGATATTTTATTTATCACATCAGCGTTTAAGCTGTTGTAACCCCGCACGTAACCTTGCTAAATTATCATTTGGCTGTTGCCCTTGATTAATATCAGGCTGAACAGTTCCGCCGGTTCCCTGTAAATCACCGACTATATTTTTTACTTTGTTAAGATCTACACCAGCAGCCTTAGCAATAAATCCAGCCATAGGATTATTTAAATATCCATTGACCTTAGTAACAATGTCTGAACTAACACCATTCTTAGTCAAAGCGTTTAGCGCATCACCCTTACTATTAACCTTGTTCGCTACATTCATCGCCGTCGCCCATGCTTCCGCAAGGCGGTTCGTGTCCTGCTGGTTTAGTCTCAGCATTTGTGCTACAGCTTGTGGATTGATCATTTTTAAGCACCTCGATTTCACGCTTCATATTCTGCATTTCTTTCAACATATCTGCCATAAGCTGGGTCTGTTCCTGCTGTATCTCTTCCGACGTTTTCGGTGGAGTGATTACTTTAAGTTCAACAAGCTTGTTATAATATTCATTACTGATTTTTTCTAACTCATCATACGCACTTTGAGTAACTCCGATCCTCTGCCGGTTTCCGTAAAAATCAACCTGAATAATATTTGTTCCATCTACAATGCAAGTCATCGTTTGTGGATATGTAGTAAGTACAGAACTGCTTGTAATTCCTAAATTCATATTGCCACTCATAGTCTTGCCTCCGTTCATTTATCTTAACTATATTATCCGTTAAATCAGCCCTTACAATCCCTCAATATTCCCTCATAATTCCCTAAAATAAAAAAGACGCTTAACAATTTTGTTAAGCGTCATAATGTATGTTATAGTGTTGAAATACTTAAAAATGAACAGCCTCATTCGAGGCGATTCATTTTTATTCGTTACGTTCTCTTTTGGATCTGCGTCGGAACAAATCCTCGGTTCTCGGTGTCATATCCCCGTACAGAATATCCCAAGCATTAAAGAACCATTTGCTAAGTTGGCTCGGCAACCCTTTATAGAGAAGAGCTAAATTAACAACCGGCTCAACAAGCTCTTCGTTTTCTTTTTCACCTCTAACCACTTCACCAATATTCGAAGTAGAAGTAAATACTGTATTCAACGAAGACTCTATCGGAGAGATACGATATGGGAAAGTCTGCATATCAAACATTCTCCTTACTCCAAAATTTACTCCCTGCCCTATTGGCCCTCCTAATGTAAACGGATAAGAAAACAGTTCTGACAGTAAATCATTGTAGTCATCATCGTCATCATCAACGAATGGATTTTCTCCAGCAAGAAGAAGTGAAAATAGCGTAAATGCAATCCATTTTCCACAAACAAAACTAGTTATTTCTTTCGCCATCTTTTTATATTCCTTGTCTGAAAAGTTTAGTTCTTGACGTTTAAATGTAACATACCATTGGTTGAATTGTGTATTAAAAAATGTTTGAAACATGAAAAATATTTTTGTGGCACCTTTAGTTCTTACCATAGAAGAAACATCTGTCGCTCTTGTAGAACCCATTGTTTTTCTAATTATGCTATCTGCATAGTCTATGGCTTCCTGTTGAGTTTTTCCTCTATTCATCTGCCGCGTATATGCGCCGTACCATATTGGCATTGCTGTCAAACCATCTGTAAATGCCATTGACATATTCGACCATTCCAATACTTTTTTTGTCATGCCATCCAATTTATTGTTTTCCATCAGCTCCCTTGTTGTAAAATCAGTGCCTTTGAATCTTTCAGCCATCATTGGCGACAGTTCCTGTACAGTCTTCCACATTTCTCTTGCTGCTCGTGGCGAGTTGCAGCCTAACATAATTCCATTAGTAATAAAGTCCTGTAACGCCTCTATATGGCCATATCCTTCAACAGTATTACCATAAAGCGCTATATTAGCAAGATTCTGCGTATTTATCTTAAGGCTCATACCAATCATATAAGGAATAACCTTACCACGTAGTTTATCTGCTACATCTCCTATAAATGATTCAGCTGCCGAAGTATTATACATACCTTCAGGTCTAGCAGTCACATCTATTTGCTCTTTTAGAGCTTTAAAAGTTGCTGTACCAAGCTTAGCTCTCATAAGACCTGTTATATCTTTATCATTAAATATACGGTTAGCGACCTGAATAACTTTTCTAAAATGTAAGTCATGGATGGACGCATTAATCTCTCTTATCCCTGCATCCAATGTAAGATCAACAGGGTATTTTGCTCCTATTGTTCTTGCTTTCATGCTTCCGGTATTAGTATGCATACCATATTTTAACTGTGGCGCATTCGTTTCAGTAAACGGCGTATTGCCTGCTGGAGCACTTCCTCCCCTTATATCTCTAACAAGCGGGAAATATCCTCCTCTAAATATCACAATATTACCGTCTGAAAGAACAAGTTCCCTAGGTGTCGCTTCCTGTTTTTTAGGAGTAAAGCCTTTAGTCTGTCGTTCATTCTCTGCTTTTTCCGACCATTTATATTCTGCGATATTTATTAACTCTTGTGCCATAACTACATCCTGGCTTGTTAAGTTATTGCTAAGAAATCTAAGAATGTTTTCTGCAGTAGTTTGCCTTGCAACTTCATCAGATACAGTCTCAGACGCCCTTACCCATAATGGCGAATTTTCAAGACCAATCGGTGGAGTATCACACAATCTCCTAAAACTCTCCTGAGTCCCTGAATACACAAGCATTTTGACAAGATTCGTTCTGTCAATCTTTAATTGTTCACCATCTATATCTGTGCCTAATTCTGAATAACTTACCTTTGCATAGACATCCCCAACAGCTTCTTTCCAACGTTTAGACGCAGTTTCAAACTTATTTGCTAAATAAGCCAAGTCAACGCTTTCAAGGTCAAGCTTATGCTTTAGCGGAAGATAAAGCATATTGTAAAAGAATCCTTGCTTCCCTTTGTCGAGAATTTCATATATGCTGTCGGATGTTAACCCTTGAGCTATTCCTTTTTCAATAAGGTTTACTTTTGCGTTTTCTCCTGGAACAAGCTTTTCAGTTGTTTTCAGTTTTTGAAGGTGCAATAACGTTTCTTCCTTGAATTCATTAAAATCCTTTTTAGTTTCTAATAGGCCTACGCCTTTTTCCTGTTTTGCCAGAGCCCGGATATTTTTTATAGCGTCGACCACATCAAAGTATTGATCGCGCGTTAATGCAGTAGGATTAGAAATGTCAACAGTTTCATCAAACATCCACTCCGCAATATCCGCATTACCCAACATTATATTCATATCGTCTACATACTGCTTGAGTGTCATTTTTTTATTAGCCGGATCGTATCCTTTTAACTTTATACCCATTCTTGCAAACAATGCGCCTGCCTGCGATAAATGGACATCATTGAACCACGTTTCCTTTTTAGCGTTCTTGGCTCTTTTCAAAACCCTTCCGGCCTTTTCTACAGCAAGTCTAGTTTTCATACTTTCCATAACCAGAGCATGGTTTAATGCCTGTAAACGTTTCTGAGTTAAGGCTGTTTCCATATCTCCATCTCTTACAGCAACAGCAGCTTTAGCTGCGGCGTTACGCTCTGCAACAATAAATTTTTGCACTCTTACTGCATCTTTTATTGACATATTATCAATCATTTCAACCGCAGCATTCATAGCTTGTTGCCTACGTGCTTTAGCTAGTTTCATTTTAGTTTCTGTGCTACGCTGTTTGGCGAGAATGCCAGCCGCAGCATCTTCAATGATTTGCTGTTCAACCCCTAGAACCAATCCACTTTCATCACTATAGAAAGCTTCCTTAGTCGCAAGTTCAGCTACCTGTCTTTCAATCACTATGTCAGGGTACTTCTCATTAACAACTTTATCAACAGCATTTTTTATAGCCTGTGCTTCCGTAGGATTTGTAAGAACAGATTTTGCAAAGTCTTCTCCACTAGCATATTCATTTTGCTCTGCCACTGCAGAAAACAATAACATATATTCCTGTTCTTTATCGGTCAGTACTTCTTCGGGGTTCTTTGCTCTACCAATTAGCTCTTGATATTTTCGCGCAGCTGTATCAGCACTTTTTTCTCCTAATGTTTCGATCATTTGTCTTTCCGCTAAATAAAGTTTTTGACCTTGAACATTTTCTTTAATCGAAGGAGTAACTTTATCTCTGTATGCCTTTATTTCCGCACTACGTTCTTTAGTGAAATTTTTAAGGCTCTCTTTCGTCAAGCTTTCAACAGCTTTGTCATAGGCATTTTCTATTGTTTTAGCAAGTTGTATTTTAGACTTCTCGGAAAGGGCATCTATAATAGTAGCAGGAAGCTTGGCAAAATATCCGTCTAGCTTTTGTTGCTCTATGATAGCCTCCTCACTTGCAAGCGCTCTGTCAAATACTGCTCTTACCTCCGGAGTAATCTCCTTTGCATATTCTTTATTAGCATCAACAAAATCTTTGATCGATTTATAAATACCAAGCAGCCACTTTTTCCAGTTTGCAAATATCCGTCGCAAGTCTTTACTTGGTGCAATACCCAACATAAAATACTGTTCCGCCCCAGTTGCCCAACGTTCATAAATTGCTGTTTTGCGGTCAAACTGCTCTTTGGTAAGATCACCATCATATTTATCAAGTTCAGCCCATTCTTCTTCACTGCTTTCTGCATATTCAAGGAGTGTCTGCCTATCTTTACGCATCTGTTCTGTTGCGGTAGGAAGCTTACTGCGCCTCATAATATTCACTGACAAATAGTGTCCCAACGCCTCGTGAATAACAGTACTAGCATCAGCCCCTTCAAACAGGCTGATAATTGCTTTGCCTTCTTCGTCCCAGGTGATAGAACCTTTTTTATCGTTATTAACTTTTTGATTATAACTGTTTATTATTTTTATTGCCTGATCGTCAAAAATTACATATGATTCTCCATCTACCATTCCAACATATTTAATGCCTTTTATCCCTAATTTATTTAAATGTTCAGATGCTGCTCTGGCTGGATTTTCTGCCCCCCTCCTTTTCATTTCAAACATTAATTCTTTATAAAAGCTTCTGCCGCTATTCGCACTCCCACCAATTCTTTCTAATTCAGCTTTAATAATCTCGCGTACTTTAGGCGGTTGCTTTTCAATAGATTTATTTTCATCAAGTAATACATCATTTTCAGGGATTTCAACCTCAACTAGAGAGCCTTCGCCAGTATATGTATCACGGCGTCCTTTCAATCTATCCCTATACCGTTTAGCAGTATTTTTGCTGAAAGCAAAATACAAACCCCATCCATGGGCCTGTATACCTGTTCCTGTACCAACAGATCCCAAATCAAATTTTTCAAATTTATGTGGGCTTCCGTGAAAAGCTGTCTGGTAGTATCCCTGCATTTCTTCTCGTCTCTTGCGAAGTGCATTTTCATCTGGTATACTATTATTAAGAAGACTGTCAAGGTCGGTTATTCTGCTAGCGAAATCGCTGCTAGGAGAAGGTAGCCACTTGGCAGTCTTAACAAAACCGCTATCTGTTGAAAACGGCATGAGCCATTCGGGCTTCTCGTTTTCAATCAGTTTAGCGGTTTTTTCTTTATTGATGTATCTTAATTTTCCGTTTTCAATTTGCTTAGCAAACCATTCATAGCGTGGTTCACCTGTCTTATTGTCAGTCTTACCATATGCGCTTATAATTTCGTTCATAACATATTTATTGCTTTTATTATCTACTTCAAGCTCAAAAGGCACTACAATGGTTGCTCCATTTTTAGATTTTAAATCTAGAGCAACTATTTTTCTTTTTGCACCATTCTTACCATCATAGGTATCAAATATCATTAAGGGATCAGTTAATGCCCTAGGTATCTGCTTCACTATATCAGCAGACATATCACTTTTATGTTTTCCATTTAAAACTTTATCAAGATTTTCAACAGACATATCTACCGGCAATATTTTAGCACCAGCAACTTCTAACGCAAGAGGTGTCTGCATTACTCTAATAGTTTTATCTACCAATTTTCCTGATATAAACTTATCAATATTAGCAGCAAAGTTATTTTCATCCTCAAGCAATTTTTCGTTAGCGCTTTTAGTTTGCATATATCGGCCCTTAGGCGTACTGACAAAACGCTTGAAGCTTACAGGGTTATCCCTAAAATACTGCATAGGGTCATCAGGATATTGAGTTCTTGCGGCACTTTCCAACAACACCATCGCTTGTAATGCTTCTTGTTTTGTTGCCCCAATCTGTCGAAGTTCGTTTATCTTTTCGGTTTTCCAATTTTCAAATTCATCTAAATTATATTTTACTTTCTGATATTCCTTCGCAATTTCTTTCTGCAGACGTTCATTATTCACAGAATACCCATCATCTTCAAATGTTACACTATCTTTGACGGCATTCATAAAATCTGCATTCTTTGCTACCATTGCTTCAAAGTTTCCTACGGAAATATCTATGGTCTGACCAGACTTTGCTGCTTGGATAATATCTTCTTGATCTAATCCAAGCGTTTCTGCGACATCATTAATATTTTGCGTTTGAGCATACTGATACAAAACTTCGCCATCCACCTGAACAAATTCGCCTTGCAAATTGGCATTCACTACAGACGCTGCATAAGAAGGATCAGCTCCGCTTTTTTTGATTCGCTCTGCACCTTCTTCAAGCATATTAAGCCGCTCTTTATGTATTTCTTTATCAACGTGTTTATTGAGATTGTCAGTGAGAACTTTCACGCCGCCAAACCCAGCACCAAACACACCACCAATTAACCCAGAATAAATAGCATCTTTGGACATTTCAGGGAAGGCTTTAATTATTTTATCAGTAAGTTCTCCAATGCTGGCATTTGGATTCTTCGCTATAATATCGCTTACTTCTTCGGGGAACTCCTGCAACGCTTCTGTAAACCCTTCCTCTACGCCGCGTTTAATTATCTCAGTAATTTTTTGCATGTACCCTTTTCCGCCAGGAACTTTAGCAAGGACTTTTTCCATACCTGTTTTTTCTAATATGCCTTGAACTACAACATTTGTAATTAAAGGCAATTTCATATCTTCAAATTTTACGCCTTCAGCATTTAACCGTTCATACTGACTACCAGCTATTTGTGATCCCATAAAGGCTGTAGCAGAAGTAGGTCCAGCAGCTATTGAAAGACCGACTTGAGCAACAACTTGAGGTGTATTTTCCAATAAATCAAGTCCAAACTGTCCAAGCGCAGTATCACCTTTAACAGGTGTTTTTGACAATAAAGGAGATTTTGCAACTTCTTCCAAAGACACAGCTTTCTCTCTACCAGTACTGCCAAGTACATTTCCTGCAGTATATAACGCTCTGAATGCTAACGGCATATTAATTCCTAAGGTTTGTTCGTTTTGTGCTGTACTCTCATTGAATTTTTCGAGAGCAATTCCATAATTTGCAATATTGCGTACAGTTCCTTTAAAACCATTCCATAAAGAAGTCATTATTTTATGTTCTTTAGCATCTACATACTGTTGGTCAAGAAAATCAAAATTTCTTTGTTCTATAGATAGTTTTTTAGGTTCATGAAGGGCATTGTAACTTAAAGGATTATATCTTGATTCAAACTCAGACTGTAACATTCTCATTCTTTCGGCATCCATTTTTTCACCTCGTTATCATATATAACCTTGCTGCGTTCATAATTTCTGTTGTACCATTAGACAGTCTTACAGAATATAAATCATCTCCAATTTGGTTAACACTCTCTATACCACTACGTTTATAGTCAGCTAAACTTAATTCAACAAGTTCATCGCTATCGACCCAAGTGCCTCTAACTTTCATATATCCTACAGGCCGCTTAGTTATAATGTCTTTACCTTTTTCAATCACTTGATATCTTGTCGGAACAGCTCCTGTTTTCTGACTTTCGCTAACAACCCATTCTTTCAGTTCCGGTAATGCTCCAATCCACGCAGCCTTTTGAGCACTATCATCTTTTATATCCCCCACAACTTGCCGCCTTATGTCATCATCCCAATCATATTTAAATATCTCTTCGCCTTTTAAATATTTATCATATGTTTTATTTGCCTCATAAATTTGATCTTCATTAAATCCTTGTACTTTACTAAAGTTAAGATATTCTTCACGTGAACGAAAAACATGATTTCCAAGCATATCATTTACTCTATCTACAGTTGTAGAAGAAGCTTTAGCACCACTGCTTTTTCCACCACTCTCATAAAAAAAATTAGCAGCAGTCTTTAGTTTATTACCAGTTTGAAAATCCAATCCTACCATAGATTTTATTTCTTTTAATGCATCTTCATATGAAATGCCTTGTTGGTACATCTCATATACTGTATTAACTGCATTATTGAACACTAAATCATCCTGTTCCTTGATGCGTCTCTTATTATCGGCCATCATAGTTTCAGCCATTTGTTTTATTCTGTCCATTCTTCTAGCACTCAGTCCACTTGCGCCGAGCCTGCTCTCGCCTTTGTAGTTTGTGAAGTCGAGATGGAAGTGCCCACCTGTTGCATAGTCAGACGGGTCATCGTACTCATTCAAAACTTTTAGTCCTGGGTAGGCACGTTCCATCCTATCAGCCAGTATATTACGGCTGGATTCATCCAATTCAGCTAACTTATCACTGGCAATATCGACCCCTACACCTTCATAATGAGCGCTCCCCGGGGCATGGCCGCTGTAGTCATACCTTGTACTTGTTATATATACATCATCTATGTCATATTGATTAAGTATACCTGTTATGCCTTTTATACCCTGTACTGCGTTTTCCTGCATTCCTTCAAAGCTTACGCCGTCTTTAAATGTATACTTGCCTTCGGGTACAGTTCCTTTTGATTTGAAAAAATTGACAAGAAAGGCGTTCTGTTCCTCAGTATCCGTTATATTCCTTCTCACCAGCTCTTTAGCTGCATCACTATTTTCAACATATTCCTGTTCGCTATATAAAGCTGCTTCCAACTTTGTACGCACCTCTGGATATATTTTGTTCCGGAAATAGCTGAGCCTATCTTCGGCAAGAGTATAGTTGTTCTGGTTTACCGCATCATTTACCAATATAGCTGCATAACGGTTTGCCATCTCTGTTTCCACTTGTTTGTACTGTTCTTTTGGTAGATCTGGGAACATACTTCTATACAAGCCTTCCATTATCGGATAATTCTCAAGCAAGCTCTCGCCATCGATTACACCGTTTATCAAATTATCTGCAGATTGATCAAAGACATTTTGTTTATATTTTTGTGTTTCCTGTTCCTGGAATTTATAGAGCTGTACGCCGTCAGTAGCAAGGGTATTATCTGTTATGCGTTTAAAGGCCTGTTCGCCCAATTTATAGCGGATACCAGATTTTGCATAAATACGTTCTGACAATACATTTGCATCCTTTAAAAAGTCGTTTATCACACCAACTGAATTACTACCCTGACGCTTTTGCATGTAGTCAACTTTCAGTTTGCCAAGTTCAAGATTAAATTCGTTCGTAGCTTTTGCCACACGCAGTGCTTCATTTTGCTCCTGCTCTTTATTCAAAACATCCAGTCCTGCATTGAATGCTTTTCCGATAGTACCATACATATTAGCCGCTGCTCTGTTTCCGGCATCGTTATATTCTACACCTACACGTTGTCCGCTAGCAGTAGGGTTCACAGAAGACTGGTTACTTCTTACTATTATTTTTGTCATCAGCCATACCTCCAAGTATTCTGTAAATGGAATTATACGCCTGCATCAAGTCACGCTCTACCGTCTGTACCGACGTATTTATTCTCATAGCAATCTGATAATTTTTAAGATCGTCTATAAATTTCAGTTCAATTATTTCTTGCTGTCTTGGGGTCAGCTTCGCCTCGTCTACGATCATGCGAAACTCTGCCTTCCCGGAAGTCAGCAACCAGCTCTTTGTCCACGATCTGCAAGCTTCCATAATAATCACCTGCTCGCTGCTATTGTCCCAACTAATACCCCTCCGATAAATCCCCATAAAGCCTTCTGTTTTTGTTTCAATTCACTTTTGGATTGTTCTTTCTTTATTTGCTCGCTCAATATCTCTAAGGATTTGTTTTGCTCTGCTATTGTTTTTTTGGAGTTCGACAATGATTCCTGCGCACTCGTTAGCTCGCTCCTTATCTTCTGATAAGATAAACGCTGATCTTCGATTAGCTTCTTCAGCTCGTTCGAGTTCATCTGCTGCAGTTCCAACGTGTTCGACAGCTCGGTCAATAGAAATTCCTGTCTGTCGATTATCGTCTGCAATTCGCTGAACTGTTCCCTGGACATCGTTATTGTTTCCGGAAGTTCCTCTGCCGAGCATATAGCAGGCAGTGATACAAGCAATAATAACGACCACAATAATACAATACCGATGATTATATATTTTTTCATACACGATTTTCACTCCATGTACATTATTTTCCTATTTTGACAGCCATATTCGCTACGTGCGCCGTTTTAGTCCGTTGCTTTACTATTTTCTTTTACAACAGTTTTTTTCTCGGCGCACGAGCTAAATATGAACAAGGTTATTCTGATATTACAGGCCAAACCAACTATGCAACGCACCTAAAGCAAAGCCGATAATCATACCGGTCCAAAAAACTTTGCTCGCTAAATATTCTTTTACTTTTTCCATATTAGTCACCTCCTTATATAATCTTTACCAATTATGATGCCACCAGATCGCCTTGCCCCTGATGACCTGCCCGCCTGGTTTCAGTTCTCCGTTGCCTGGCACATCTGGCAATTTCCACAAGTCCCAGCGTTCAAAAGTAGTTGCCGGGCCGTAGTCGTCTAAGTCTGCTGCTTCTGCATGTGTCATTACGGTATCGGCATTAATGTCCAATCCAAGTTCCTCACACAGTACAGCTACAACTTTCGCCATACTATCTATCTGCAGTTCTGTCGGTGGTACATTTCCAAAATCGACACGACCATCAGCATAGGCTACAGCATCTACACAACACGCTAAAGCAATCCCAATAGCTCTAGAATTGCGCCGCCATGTATGAGCCTTATATTCAGTTAAATCATCGGTTGTCGCCATAACAGCGCCGTCGCTGTCAATGTTTAGGTGATAGTCACTAAAAAACTGGTGATAATTACCAGCTGACCAATGTAGATAGATCTTATCAATATTACCTCTAGCCCTTGCTGCTAACTGCCGCAGCTCATCTAAAGTGATTCTTTTTGTCACCATTATTCTCTGCCTCCTGTTCAAATTTATCAGGGACACCGTCCCCGTCTGTATCAACTAAACTCGTAGCTACAAAGGTCACAAATGCAACCATAGCCGGACCTGTGATCTCACGTATCAACGCCAGCAGGTCAGACATAATAATCTTATCTAGCCACAACCACATATACATCCACGCAGCGTAATAGGTCAGTACCAGTAAAACTACTGCAATAAAATAGCCTACAATGACAGCCATTATTTTTGGCGACATTGAGGCTACTTTGTTTCTAGCACCTACTATTAAGTTTTTTATTTTCTCAAACATAAATATCACTTATCCTTACATGAACAGTTATTACATTTGTTTTCTACCAGCAATAGCCGTTCACCAACTTCATCAATCCTGTTATGTGCAGATTTTGCCCTCTGATCAATCTCAGCAAATTTTATTTTTAAATCTGTTGTACGTTCTTGTTCCCTATTAATAGTCTTAGCTAAAGCGTCAACAGTCTTTTGGAGGTTCTCTATCGCCGTAGACAAAGGATTTATTATCCAAATCTTAAATACAAAACCTACTATGCCAAATAAAAAGCTAAAGATTGTTATTGAGGCCATTGCCATTTCAACCATCTTTGCACCGCCTAATCTAATATAATAGCGTCCAAATCCTCTTTGCTTAACGCTGCCTCTACTTGTGCCTGTTTAATCCATCCTTGCTGCTTACAAGCACCTATATGAGACGATAAATCAGCACACCAGGTATATACCTGAGCAGCGTTAAGATACTGTATTGTTTTTTCAGTTTCTCCTTCTTTATAGCCCCGGACTGGACATCCCAAAGGATATTCGTTTGCAAAACGTTCTGTGCTGACATTCAGTGCAATTCCCTGCATCGTAAGCTGAGTATCTTTATCGCTATCATACCTCACAAGTTTACCGGTGCATTGAGAAATAAAACCGCCAGTAATTTTATCTGCTGTCCATGCATCAACAAGTTTAAGCTTTTGGGCTTTTAATTCTTCTAACGTAAGTTCTGGTTCCGGCTCCGGATCAGGCATTTTTTCCAGTTCCCATGTCTTCCCATTAAATTTTATAATGTGTCCATCTGCGCTTGATGGTGGCTCAATAGTTGTTGCGTGCGGTGGTATAAGCCACACTTCTTTCCCTTGCAGTTCTGTTTCAAGCGGGTCTAAAAACGCTTCTGACATTGCACGATAATATCCGTTCTCGTCATAATAATATAATTTCATCTTTGTTCTCCCCTTAATATTTAATGCAGTAAATTACAGTCATAGCAGGCGGCTGCACAGTAGTACTTGCACCGTAAATGCTATTGCTACGAGAAGCATCAAAACTGGTAGATACTGCATATTCATCATCGTTATCATTCCAACCATCGTATCTGTTAGTATTGTTACTTCCTACAAACGCACCACTAATACTAGATTTAAATGCTGAAATATTACCAGTAATATTAGGCAGCCCAGCTTCGTAGTAAGTTCCGGCACCTATGCCGCCCTCTAGGAATCTAGCTACAGTATTAGGCAAATTAAATGTAGTACTACCATCGCCAGCACCGTAAGTTGTACCGATTTTATTAAATAGATTAACATAAGTAGTTCTGTTAACTGCTGCACCATTGCAGTGCATATATCCTTCCGGCACCCCTGTATATGCCACGGCGATTATTGTTCCCACTGGGTTGGAGTCTACAATTATATCTTTCGTTCCGTCGAAAGCCACGCCGTTTATTGTGCGGGAGGTTTCTAGTTTCGTAGCTGTATTTGCATTGCCCAGCCATCTCGCAACGCCGACATTTGTTATTCGCGCAAATTCAAAGGTATTATGTGAAAAGATTGCTGTTTCACTTTCGTTAGTAGTTATGGATGTAAACACAGTATTATTGCCAATTTTGAAATAGTGTCCAGTGTTTTCTGTAGCAATATAGTTTAACGCCCCTGTTGTGCTAGATATGATATTCGCTTGCGTTGTTGCTGTACGGGGTTTTACGCCTAAAACAATTTGTCCTTGACTGCCTGCCGCTGTGCCGTTTGATACTATAATGTTTGCTCTGAAAGTATTTAAAGCTGTAAAAACATTAGTACCTTGCTCTATAGCCTTTTTCGTCTTTAACGGCGTCATTGCTTTGTTATCAACTACACCAGCGATAGCTTCATCTGTTGTCGCTATACCAGTAATGCCAGCTAAACCTTCTAAGCTGTCAGCAATACCCTGCGCTCTATCTGCCTGCCTTGTAGCTGTAGTTGCTGAAGATGCTGCTGATTTAGCACTGCTTTCTGCACTTGTCTTACTCGCAGAAGCTGAATTTGCTGATGCTGCGGCTAACGTTTTAGATTCTAATGCAGATTCAGCACTCGCCTGCGCCTGCTCGATTACTTTCTCGGCATTTTCTTCAAACTTTTCAATTCTTTCAGTCGTTTCTTTTTCAAAGGTTTCAATTTCAGTAGTAACCTCAGATTCGAAGCGGTCAATCTCTTCATTTGTTTTTTTCTCAAAGTCTTCAACCTCTTCACGAAGTTCGCCGAAATCTGTTTTAACTTCCTGAATACACATCGTATTTCGATCTATCGCAGTCTCATATGCCTGTGTCAGCACCTGCGGCGGAAATACTGTTGGCTGTACTATATCCGTATTACGGTAAAAGTTTAAAACAGTACCTTCAGGTAAACTTGCGGACACAGTAACAATAAGGTTTTCTACAGTATAATCCGTGCCATAATTCAAAAGCACTTCGCTGCCCTTATCGTCTTCATAGCTGACCTTCACGTCATCTGCACTCTGATATTCAAATGGCAGAGAATATGAGGTATCAGGTTTAAACTCATAGCTTATTTTTGTTGCCGTAGTTGTTACGCTCACATTATCACCTCCTAAAAGCCCTGCCTTTTATTGTTATAAAATCCAAATGTCATCGACTTGCCACGGCCTGCATTAGTCAAAGTATATGGATCAAGGCTAAAGTTATCAGAGCCTTTACTTGCTTTGCCTCCAAGTGAAGAGCTGTAAAGCCCCTGTGCGGTCGTCATAATCCCTCCCAGCAAGCTCATTTTCCTTGTCATCTTCGCCGCAGACCTATAATTCGCTGCCGCCGCCTGCGCATTATATATATTCTGCCGGTAGTTAAGGTCAACGTTTGCCAGGTTTTCATTTATCGTTCGAGAGTCTCTTTCAAAAGCATTTGCATTTGCTCGGCCAAATGCTGCGCCTAAACTGCTCCCGGATTCAAGACCACCTGCAGCAAGCGCTGCAGTATTCTGTCCCTGTATCAGGTTGTACCTCTGCCGAGCTTCCTGTTGCTGCCGAGCCGCCTGGTCAGCTGCCGTCTGCCTGTTACGTTCTGCTATAGCCGCATTCTGTTCTTGTGCCTGTGCCTGAGCATCATAACCTGCTGCCTGCTGCCTACCTGACATATAAGTCATCACTCCTGATCCTACTGCCAATAATGGCGCCGCTAATGCCCCCATCACACACTCTCCTTCACATAAATATCAAAATCGCCAAGATTCATTTTTAACTTGAACCCGAACGCTTTTGTCATAGTAAAGCTTTGTTCATAAAAATGCCAAGTCATAATATAAAGCCGACCATATTTTTCAAGCCAGCCTTTTATCCTTTCTCTGCCAATGCTTACAAAGCTTTTTTTGCATTCAAACAGCTTGTCAGTACCTACTATATATGCTTGATATCTATAAGCGCCCATCGGCAATCTGTCTGTTAGCCCAAATATGGCGACTGGTTCTTTATCAATGTATACCACATTCATCTCACATGATTTTTCAATATGTAGTTGTACTGCCGCTTCAGTATCTTTGCCAAAAATCAACCTGTCATTCACACGGGCTTTGGCAAATATCCTGACCACATCTTCATACATATCTTCGCTATAAGGCTCTATCTTTATCATCTGATGTTCACATCCACATCCCGCGCTACGAACATTATTCTCAATGGATACGGTTCTTCACTGAATATCGTCAGCTCATCTGCTCTCGCGCTGTTCTGGTCAAGTGTCAATGTCTGAGTTCCGCTTAACAGTTTAATACCGAAATTTTCGTCAAGCTGGCTTTTCCCTCCGTCATCCAATGTACTAATCAAAGGAACAGCTCTATCTTTACTTCTACTGTATGCATAACCGGAATAACTCAGATAATAACGGACTACAGTAGAATTCAAACACCGTGATTGATCTACTATGCTGCCTGTTTTTTTAATCGTTGTATGTGTCTCAGGAATAGTCATAGAAAACTCATACCCAAGCCCAACAATTATTTTAGAGTACACACCGCTTAATGGTGGCTCTATCTCTATCTTTCCATCATTGGCAACGACCTGTTCTTTAACGTTGAAAATATCACCGCTGGTCATTACCCATACAGTTTTACCGGCAAAACGTTCAATAACTATATTCGAGCCGTCGTTATTTTCAAATATCTCTGCATTGTCCAGCATACAATAATCGGCTGGATCTTCAGTATATTGGTCCAATTCCTGACGCTCTATATAGTAAGTACCGTCACGCTCTACCACGAAATAGATAACGTCTGTATCATCTTCTTTTATCGTCTCTACTGCAATATAATTTCCTTGCGTGCTAAACCTCGTCCAACCGAAAACTTTTTCCTGCAGCATATAAGTCAAGCAAAGCATAGAACCATCATCAAGGATGAGATAAATCAAACTATCCGGATATTTAGTATAGGTGTAATCAGCTATCTTTTTACCGTTCAGCAAATGATGAACCATCAAAGTCAGCTCTGTTCCATCATAACGATCCATAGCATAGTTATAAGAAAAATCCCTGATATATGCTTCGTTGCTCTGTATATACAGAACTCTATTATCCGCTACGAACGGAATATGAGCTTCACTGCTGCCCCAACCTGTTTGGGTATTGATACTGATCTGCGCCGGAGTTACCACGCTTGAGCCTGAAATAATGCGCTCATCTTCACCTGTGAAAATGCACAGATCTTGAAACGTAATCAGATTTTTTATTGCATAATCATTTCGGGCTATAACGCTTGTATTAATAGCGCTGTCATCGGTCAAAGCCCCATCTTCTATCTGCTCATCAAAATTAGTATAATCACTGCTTTTACTCAACCAAAGACCATTAGGCTTGCTGTCGGTATTGGCCAGCACCATACGATCCTGAAAAAATTCTATGCAGGAAGGATATTTCTTCGTTGAACTAAATTCAGACAATGCAAACTCGTCTATACTGTCCGTAGAACCAAGTGAACGTATAAGCGTACCTATCGCCTCTGTATCACTTGTTATCTCTGTAAGTTTGATTATCCCTTCTGCAGTATAGCTGAAGCTAGTAAGCGTTACAGTACATGTACCACTGGTAATCGCAAACTTCACTTTGAAATAATAAGCATCTTCGCGGTCAACCGAACCACTATCACTGGCGTTATAGTCATCGTTATTAGAGACATATGTCGCATAATCAATATATTCGACATTATCTTTAGATCTCATCAGCGTTACAGTGCCGCTCCATATACCAGAAGTCCGCAAGCTCCAACTGTCACCAACAAACAAAGCTGATCCGGTTCCTTCACCACCGGAAGAATTGACAGCGGTTTTAGTCGCAATTTCCTGATACAGTTTTATACTGTCACCAACCATGTTTTCTTCAAAAAACGGCTGATTCGATGTAAGCGTTATGATTCCGGATGTTCCGCTCGGATAAAGTACTGTCTGCTCATCATAGTTATATGTGATTATTACCCATCCGTCCGAACCGTCGCTGCCATTTAACGCTGCATCTGAATAAGCAACTCCCTTGGTACCACCTTCGCCACCATAGCCATAGCTTGTACCGTCTGAGCCGTTCTTTGCGCCACGGTCTGCCGAATAAGCCGCAGTAGCTCCGCCGCCGCCTTTAGCCGTGTATCCAAAAGCAATTGAATCACTGCCGTCTCCGCCGGGGCTGCCATAGCCAGCTCCATAATGGACAGGACTGCCTTTGCCGCCTGCGCCAACAATTATGTCAAAAGATTCATCTTTGGTTAACTCAATCTCGAAAGTTTGCAAACCACCACGGCCACCATTACCGCCCGAACTTTGCTTATCACTTGCTTTCCTGGCTACACCGCTGCCACCACCGCCACCGCCAGCAACAGTCACTGTATGCAAGCCTGTTTCTTTCGCTTTAAAAATATAATTGCCCGGAGCCGTGTATTTCTGTACCGAAGATGTATTATCAACCAATTCACCAAATGGCGGTATCTTGATATTCAATTCTTCAAAGCTCCACTCTTCGCCGTCCTTTTTCAGCTGATAAATAGGTAAGTCGCCGCAGACCAGAAACATCGTATCTGCAGACTTTATAAACTTAAGCTTTTTTATGTTTGCTTCTGAAAAAGGAGCTTCAAGTTCTCTAACTTTTTCACCTTTGTATCTTACTGTTAAATAGTAATCCGTAAATTCCAACATATAGTCTGTTGTAGGCTGGCTGAATGCTATTATTCTTGCTTTATGATTCTTTGCCGTCGTACCTTTATTGGTTGTCCCCATCCGCTTATAAATGCTGCCATAAGGCTTTACCGTTCCATTTACACAATCTTTCAAGAAGGTTCTATATTTATCCATATCAAGCCGGGCCAGAACATCAGGAGACGCTATCCCACCAGTAAAATTATTTAGCAAATCCCTATACACTACCAGCACCCCCTAAAAATCTTTGGTTCTGGCCGCAGCGTCTGCTTGCGCTCATTATTATTGCCGGCTGACGCTTTAGCATAGGCAAGCTGAAACAGCTGATACTGCGTTTCCGCACTTCCAGAAGATCCACTGACTACAGTAGAAAGCATATAGGCTAGATAACGGACTAGCGCTTCCGTGAACAGTGGCGGCCAAAACTGCGGATTGTCTATGTATCTGGTATATTCAATCTCCAAATGTTTTGCTTTAGTTGCAAATACTTGTACGAATAAATCTTCCTGCGGCGCTTTTATTTTGACGCTCATTATCTCATAACCGTTATCATTTTCAGGTTTATCCCATTCAAATACTCTGCCGTCAAGCACAACGCTCCTAACCCGTACCGCATCACTTGGATATTTGAAATAGTTCAGTTTCTCCTTTGGCAAGTAGCTCTTATCAAGTGTCTTCACATCCAGTCTGCTTATTGTTCTTCTGATCTTCGCAAAACTCCAGTTACTCATTGCCAGCAGCTGACTTAACGCAAACGGGAACATCTTGTCACATTGCCTAGCTTCTTCTGTTCCGTCTTTCAAACCGATTATAGGCCGTACTTTCAGCTGTACCAGTGCTAAATTACATATATCAACTATCGAATACTGCATATTATTACCTCCCTCTTCCAGAAGCAGCATTTCTGCTGCCTTTGGAAGAAAGAGCGGGACTTACCCCGCTCACTCTTATTGATCTTCTTTTTTGGAAGTAGTTACTTTACTTCCAGCAATTAACCTAAAACAGTTATCCGGAAAAATATCCTTAGCCGCAAATTCGCACATATCACCCGGCTTGAAATTCTTGATCTGCCCGTTGATTCTTGCCTGACAGTATTTCGTGCATACATATTTAGACATTTAAACCAACCCCCAAAGGAGAAGCAACGCCGTAGACGATGCCTGCTGTAATCTTGCCGCTGTACTCGCCTGCTGCAGATGCAAAGATGTAACGCCCCGGAATAGTCGGAATAGGAGCGTAACCGAGCCGGCTTCCTTCTTTGACCGTAACTTTAAAAAGTTCTTTTTTATCTGTGCCCTCTGCCGTATTCCCTGCGCTGACGGTCACAGTTATGTCAGCTGTAGCCAACCCATCAAGAGATACTCCATATTGGGCATTAGGATAAATAGTATTGGAGAAAGAGGCTCCAGTATCAATAATCTTTGGCAAATCGCCTGCCGCATAATCAGCTGCGATTGCATTTGCTGCCTGTACATCATATTTCATAATCTATCACTCCTCGTATAATAAATTTCAAAGTTAAGGCCGCATTATGCGGCCTATATTAAATAACACGTGCTTCGTTCATATGGATCTGATCTACACGACGGATAGGCATTTCATCAAAGGTCATTAGCTTGCGCCCTTCGATACCTTCCAAACGCGGCTTGGCAGTGGAATAATCAAACATCGCTCCGAGCTGACGATTAGACACAATATCCTGACGCAGCTTGGTTCTTACTTTGCGATTCATGTAGATCGCTGGGCGGCCAGTGCTGGTATTGTGCAGACGCTCAGAAGCTTCGATCATCAAGTTGATAAGTTTGCCGCTTTCAATTGTGTTGATATCAATATTGCAGATACGTACTACCTGACGCAGATCTTTTACAACTAAGCCGGAAGCCCAGCTGAAAGAAGTCTTGATGCCCGGCATATAACCAGCACCTACTGCCATAGTATCGTCCTCAACAACGGCGCCCTGCTGCAGACCTGCCTTAGATCCTTTGGGATAGAAAGTATATACGCCGTTATCATAGCTCCATACCACGAACCAGATAGAAGTAAGATTAGCACTTGTACCACCTGCATCTAATACATATTCCGAAGTTTCCGGAAGGATTCCGTCAGTCTTACGGGTCAGTGTGCTATAACGTTCTGCTAGTCCCAGCATACGGTCTTTACCGTCAGCAGTACCGCCATAAATCATGCTGCGTGCCATAGCCTGATTGATTGCTTCGATTTGCGGCCGGGACTGTGCCAGCAGGAACCGGTTACGCATTCCATTCAACTCGTACAGTGCCTTATCGATAACTACAGGACGGTAGAACATCGCACTGAAATCAGTCATCGCAGCAAAGCTGCCAGGCTCCGGTTTAATTACGTCATTGTAATAACGCAGTGCTTCACCGGGTAGAGAGGTACTGATTACTTCTTTGTTGCTATCGCCGTTGTTAGCTTCTACTACCACAGAATCTTCCAAAATCTCATTGGTCTCAGCCAAAAGATTTACGATAGCGTTTTCTTTCAGCTGCCCATCAGGGGAAAGCACCGCCATCACGTCATGAATTGTTGGATTGAGTTTTTCTACTACTTCTGCCATTTAAGTCACTCCTTTTTATTTAAGTCGCCGAACATAATGTCGGCCAGACTGGGAGCCGCTTTACTAGCCCCAGTGCCACCGCTCATAAGGTTACCGTCCTCTCCTACAAGAGGATGCAGCGCCTGCATGAGCTGAATAATTTTAATATTGCCTTGAATGCCTGCCATATCGATGACCTGCTTTAAACCGGGGATTTTACTCTCCAGTGCATTCATAGTCACATTGGCCTCACTGATTGCTTTTTGGTATTCCGGCGTTACGTTATCAAACGTGGCTCCGAAATGTTTTAATGCTTCTTCGGTATTGGCAGTCATAAAATTAGCCCTCGCATTACATACATAATCGAGAGCTTTTTTTGCCATCTCCGGATCGGTGATCCCGATAGCATTCAATTCTTTTGTACACTCTGCCACAATCTCCGGCGTCGCCAAATCACCTAACCGCTCAATAATTTCAGACTTTACAAAAGTCTCATCAACTGTTTGGTCAGGCTTATCGTCCGCTTTTTCAGGTTGCTTCCCCTGTTCAGACGCAGGTTCTTGCTCCGGCTCTTTTTCAATCTCCGGTGCTGGCTCTGTTTCCTTCTGCTGTTCCTGTACAGGTTCTGCCGGCTGTTCCTCATTCATGTTATTGTTGAGGTCATTTACTTCTTCCATCTTTGTAACTCCTTTCAAAATTTGCTTCTTGTTCGCGTATCCAGGCGAAGCGTTCTCCCTCAGCTCTAAGAAGCTGCAGTACTCCATCTTCTCCCATTTTGCGTATCTCATCCGTTACCACAAGCACCGCTTTCCTTGCGCCTTCTTTTCGGTAGGTATCAGCGTTGCCGGTAAAGGTAGAGGCATAATAATAATTTGATACCATAAGCTTAGTTAAAAACCATCTGCCCCGTTCATCACTGAGCAGAAACTCATAAGCTTCTTTGTCTTTTACTCTGGCCTGCGCTTTTAAAAAGTCATTACAGGCTTCCTTTTTCTCCAGCTCTTTCATCTTTGCTACATTTCTTGTCGGTATCATACGCCACCCCGCAAACTGCTGAGTAAATTATCCAACGGTGCTACGCTGCCGTTGTCTGCCATCTCCTGAAGATTGGCCGCTGCCTGTGTGACATTAGGTAACGCCTGCGCTACCGCCATATCTTCCTGCATCTGTTCCTGCTGTTGGGCTGCCTTAGCCTGCTGCTGCTGAATTTCAGCGTATTCCTCGTCCGTGTAGAGTATCTCACTCTTCACGCCCAAATCATCTATCCACTTACGCAGGAACACACTTTCATTAAGCATATTCACTACGCCAGGCTTAAGTTGCGCCGTCTGGCCTATTGCTGCCAGCGCTGACTCATAATCTTGTACTCCGCTCATCCTCTGCAGTTTGGCCAGCGGTGATACATATTCGATTTCCAGCTCCATACCGTCGTATTCAGGCGGCATTTCAAAAACACCGTTTTGCGTATAAATACCATAGATCCGTTTTATATCACGGCTCAGTACCTCTGTGTTAATACGTGTAACTACCGGTGTTAGCTGCTGCATCTTCTCCTGCTGCCTCAAACTCCATTCGTAAGCTGTACGACCTGTATTATCAAACTTCTGCTGTTCAAGCATCGCAAACAGATTTGTATTATAGGCTGCGTTGATTTTATCTTCTCTTATTGCCGCCATATCATACACTTTGTCGAACACCGGCGCTATGTCAAACAGCGACTGGACTTTTCCAAGCTGCATATCTACCTCTGTTATAGCACCAGGCCTGTAATCTGGGTCAGTACCTGTAGGAACCTGCAGTGCCGGATTATAAAACAGCTCCATATTTCCTGCTGCAGCTTTAAGTAAGTCAAACATCACCCTGTTGTCGCTGTCTGCAAACCAGCCGGGACCAATGCCATAATCGCTATTAGGAATAGCAAGATAACGCATTATTGTAATCGGACAGGTTTCAAAGCCTCCTACATGGATAAATTCCTTATCGCTGCAGTCCAGCCAATAAAGCGACACATAGCGTTTTCCCTTTGGTCCTAACGCCTTATTGTCATAAGCAGGATTCTTAGTCATAAGCCAGTAGACTTTCATAAGGCGGCCGCTGTTTTTGCCGTCCTTGTACTCCTGCTGTTGCTTTTCAGGCAGCGCTTCAAGCCCAAACTTACTTACTATCTTAGATAAGCTCATTTCCTTCTTGACTGCAAAATGCGTTACTTCCTGCCACGGATCTAGTGCGTAAGCGTATGAGCCAATAGAATAATTTTCAAACACCATACCTCGCTCCGGAATAAAGAAACTCCCGCGCGGAGACTGCCCAAAGGAAAGTTCAAGATTAGCGCTGTAAATCGATGAATAGAAATTGCTGGCGTTAAGCGCTTTATTAATCGTATCCCTTTGGTCCTGCAAAATAGCTTTCAGGGTCTGGTCATCCTCTGCGAAACGTGACTGCAGATCAAACCATTCCACAGTTTGGGGAACAGATCCGTTCGTCATACCTCCGGCAAATATCTGCGCTGCTCTCCACGCTGTCCCGTCGATAATCCCTGCATCACGCTTTATCATCTTGTCCCGTCCGGCTAGCTCACCTAAAAAAGGTATTTGATACTGCTGGATACGGCGCCACATTACAAGACAGTTCTGGTAATCCTTAGCGTTGAACAGTTCGTCGTGTATGCGTTTTGCTTCTTCAAGTTTCATTACATCTGTTTTCATCGCTTACACCCCGAATGTTTCGCCGCTGGTCACGCTGCCCTGTGTTGCTGCGAAGTTAAATTTCTTCTTGTTTTTGCGCTGCTGGTCAAGTGCGCTTGTCCCGTCCATCCTACCGCTTACATCTGTAGCCGCTGCCGCTACCTTAGGAACCTCAGTTGCAGGTGTGCCAAACAACTTATTTGTTAATCCACTCATTGCCCTCACCTCCTTTTAAAGCTTTGCCAGCGGATTATAATTTCTTGCACTGCCTTGCTGCCTGCTCCTTTTTAACAGATCAAGCGCCGGCGTACTAACTTTCATTTCACGTCCAAACGTCAGCGCCAAGGCATCCGCTCTGTTAGGGCTAAATGGCATATCTCTTTTACGCTGGAGTTGTAATTGCCCACGGTCATTGACATATGCTTCAGGCATCATAAGCTCTGCAGCAATCTCTCTGTCCAGTTCATCCAAACAGCCACCGTTAATAAGCCATTGCTTCATTCTGTCCCACATTTCCATGCGTTTATTAGCATAATGATTTCTGCTAGTAATAGAAGAATTTACTAAGTGCCAATTACGCCCCATGTATTTACCAGCAGAATAAATGCCCTGACCGTAACCAAAATCTATGTTGACCTGCTGTGCTTTATACTTATCTTCAAACAGAGCTACCTTTTCAGCAAAAGCAAAATTATCGTCGCTCTTCGGCTCTTCGTAAAGCAGCTTGCTGAGGTTCCCCTTACGCAGATAGATAACTGCTGCATCCTTACCGCCCCAAGCTGGGTCAACGCCGATAATAGCAGGTGCAAACTCTACGTCTTTGCCCGTAATGCTTCTTGACTGCGCAGCTTCTATTACATCGCGTCCAATAAACTGCAGCTCGCTCGAACTCGGCGGCTCACCCAAGATACGAACTTTAACGAAGTCGCTCTCAATACCGTATGTCTCAATCCACTCATTGAGCAGCTGCTTATTCGTTATCTCTACTGTCCTGCTGTCTATTTTCCGCGTATGCCAGCGGTGACGCTCTTTGCCTAAACAATCCGCGAAGCGTCCTATGTTCTTAGTAGGATTACCAAAAACCAGCCACAAAAGCTCAGTGTCTGAATCTGTCATCGCGCCCTCAGCAACTTCCCAGATAACGTCTTCTATCTCGGACGCCTCATCAAAAATAAGCAGTATCCGATTCCCCTGATTATGCAAGCCTGCAAATGCTGCGGGATTACTCTTGCTCCACGGGATAGCGTCTGCGCGCCAGTTTTTGTCGTGACCTTCTACTACGCTATACATAGACGTTGCAGTATATACGAACATCTCACTCGCTATATTAAGCCTGTGCCACTTACCAAGCTCTGGCCATGTTTTAGTCCGCAGTTGCGTGTCCGTATTTGCTGTGACAACTACCCTTGTATCTGCCCGGGTATACATAGCCCATTCAATGAGCCACGCTACTACAGCGCTCTTACCAATCCCGTGTCCTGATGATATTGCGTTTCGAATAAGCCTGCACGGGTCATCCCTCATACTGGCTGCAAGCTCTTCCATAAGCTCAAGTTGCCATTTTTGCGGCCATTTATTCTCCAGTTCTCCTTCTCCCCATGGATACATGGCCTTCACAAATCCCGCCGGGTCATATTCAAACTGTGCAATAAATTCGATTAATTCTTTTTCTATCATGATTTACCCCCCTCAACGCGTCCCTGGGCTTTCTTAAGCACTGTTACTATATCTACTTTCCCGGAATGTTCTACTTGCTGCTGATCTTTCCACCCAAAGTTATTTTTTAAATTAAAAATGACGCCTACAACATTCTTCCCATCAAGCAGCCTCTGTTCAAGCGATTCTTCTATTTTCGTTTTCGCTTTTTTTATAGCGTCAGAAAATTCACTTTCTTTTTCATACTGCAAAAGAGTTTCTCTTGTCATACCCAAACCTAATGCTAACCCAGTAATAGTGTATCCAAGATCGGCTTTGTCTCTGCTTTCAAAATATGCGTCTATCTTTCTCTGCATTTCAGTTACGTTATCAAACTTCTTAGGTCTTCCTCTTGCCATTTATCCCACCACCTTTGCAAATAAAAAAGCACCTAACCGAAGTTAAGTGCTTTAGTATTAAGTTATATGCTAAATTCTGATATATATTACCGTGTTTTAACGGCTTTTTAAGACTAAATTATTTATGTAGATTAACGTATATTCTTGTTCCAGTCTGTAGAAAGTTCTACAACAATAGTTCCTTCAAATGTATACGTTTCCGCTTTATCTATAGGAACAAGTTCACAATCATAATCATACATCGCTAGTGCATCTTGAGGCATTTCCTTGAGCTTTTCTATTAGTTCTTTTACTAACATTTAATCACTCTCCAATACAGGCTCATAAGTTTCAAGGAAGATATCTTCTTTACAGCAGTAAAGTTCTCCACGTACTCCTTGTATAACATAACTTCCGACTGGCGCATGCATCGTACCTTCAAGAGTTCTAATAAACAATTCAATAGGTGGAGTATCTGGAGTTAAGGCATCAAAGTACAAAATTCCTTCTTCAAATGCTTTTACCGCCCACTCTGGCACATAATATTTGCCATCGCTTCCTTTTAAATCACCATCAAACCGAAATGCTTCTACAGATACTGGTTTCTTTTTATATTTCATTTTTAAGCACTCTCCACTATTATTTACTGCTTAACATGTTAGTACCTCAATTAAATATGCCGCTGTATCACCCCAACGGCAGGACTGGCAGTCGCCGGATTACCCAAACAACACACGCACCTTTAAGCGTGGATAGGTGTTCCCCATCTATGCCGTACCCGTGGTCTAAGCTACACGGGCAGTGTCCAAGTGCTTAACTTGAACATTTCACCTTTGCAGGTTATCCCGTTACTAGGCTTCCCTGCGATGTTTTGATACTACCAGTGCGGCCGCTGCAAGCCGCACGGTAGGTGCTATGGGTAGTTATCCGCATCATTCATACGATAAATTGCAGCTACCCTATGCCATCATACGGCGAACGCCATAGCAAATATATAACATACGGTTTGCCACTTGCTCGGATAATGAGCGGGGTACTGCGTATGCGTTATAAATTTAATGTGCGGCCTTTTGATCACTCCGGCCGCAGGAGCTGGTGCTATTGGTGATACCTTAAATGAGTGTAAATCCTATTAACATTATTTTACATCTTATATTTTATCATGGGTTAGGGGTGACATTCTATGACATCTTTACCATTTCCAATAATGCCCATCCGTGAAATCGAAGCACTGATCTTTTGTCATAGTGCAAAGCATCCGCAACGTCTTGCCAATTTCGCCTTGAAAAATAATAACTTTTTAATACTGCCCTGTGCCTTTCGTCCGGTAATCTGTCGATTATCTGTTCTGCTTCCATTCTTGCCCGCAGAAGCTCTTTACTGCGTTTTTCGATGTATCGCTCCACCTCGATGAGATTAGCAGCCACAGATGCCATTTTATCCGTATTTGCACCATGTCCAGGAGCAAAGGACAATGAAGGTGTAATCTTTTCCGCAAGCGACCGCAAACGCTCACGCTCATCTAGCAAGTCACTGATTTCTCCTGCTATGAAACGATATCTTTTTAGCTTTGCTTTAACTTCCTCTATCGTCATTTGCTACCCCCTGTATCTGCCGATGTATGAATATAGCGTATTTTTGCTCACATTCAGCTTTTGAGCAATCGCCGGAACATCCCACCCAGCAAACCCCATTTCAAAAATTGTTGTATGCATATCGCTCCAGTCAAATGCTTTAGACGATGCCGAATTTCCAAGCGGTTGAAATATCGGAATCCCACCGTGTTTATCCATGATATCCCTAAATACTACTTTCATAGTTTTGTGCGGCTTGTAGTGCTCTTTTCCCGCTTCTGTTTCTTTCCTTGCCCTAGCTTCCTCACGCCTACGTTGCTGCTCTTGTAAATGAGCTAAACGTGGATCTGTCGATGTTAGCGGATTTGCTGCACCTTTATACTCTTGTACTGGTGTATGTTCTCCTCTAATACAAGGGTTTAAGCCTATAAACGCACAATAATATCTGTCCCCACAACTTTTCAGCCTATAACATTTTTCACAATCTATCACGTTTTCAGCTCCTTCTACCGCATTATCATGGTCCATACTATATATTGTCCTATCTCACTGCCCACACCTATTGCTATACCCGTTATAACGCCTATTGCTATACCAATTACTACCGCTGTATTTGATTTCATTAGAATGGGATATCCTCATCGAACGGCACCGCATGCCCGAACTGCTCAAACTCGCTTTTATCGCCGCTTGTACCGCCTTTATCAGATTTTCGCTCTACAAACTCCACACCATTTGCGATTATTTCAGACACCCAACGTTTGCTGCCGTCTTTGGCTTCGTAACTACGTATCTGAAGCCGTCCATCTACAAGTAGTCTATGCCCCTTTTGACAGCTGTTACCCACTAATTCAGCAGCTTTACCCCAAACAACAACGGGGATAAAATCGGTTTCTTTGTTTCCGTTGGCGTCTTTAAACGGCCTGTCTACCGCTAACGTAAATTGAGTTACTACTTTGCCGGTCTGTGTATACTTTACGTCCGGGTCTTTGGTTAAGCGTCCCATTAAAATAACTTTATTCATGATCAACTACACTCTTTTCTGATAAATTATCAACAATGTGACGAGAGCTTTCTAATAAAGGTAAATTCGCTTCTGTAGGCACATAAATAATTTGATTAGGTCCATCCTCAAGATTGCGAATCCAAAGATACCGTAAATAAGCTTCGTTATTTTTTAAGCTATCACCAATAATTCTATTCGCTTCAGCCACACCTTTCGCTCTGATGATTTCTGCTTCTGCTAAAGACTTTGCACTTTCTTTTTTAGCCTCGGCTTCCTGAATAGCAATTTTTCTGTTACCTTCCGCTTTTCTTAGTTCTGCAATACCAGCCTGCTCGCTAGTCCACACATTATAAAGTGGATAGCCTACTAAAACAACGCACGCACAGATCAATACCACTAATATGCCCGCTCCTACTAAAATTGTATCGTCCTTAAATATTTTCATCATTCATTCCCTCTCTTCTCTATAAATTTTGTTATATTCCTTACATTCAAACAGTACCCACCCCCTACGGCTACCATCATCATCTACAAGCGGTACATTAGCTTCGTGCCGGTCGCAGTCGGTGTTAGTACAGCGATTGTCATAAAACGCATTACTGCGAATACAATACGCCTTGTCGTTAGTCATTTTTCTTCACCTTTCTCAGCACTAACATCAAACATATCGTTGTCAGATTTCAAATAAATCGTTATAGTATATGGCATTGTTATTCACGCTCCATTCTTACCCAACGCTTTTTGTTCTTAGGCATAAATTCAGAAGGTCTATGTAATACTGCTAAATTTTTTACATTTAAAGTTTCTATTCGGCAGACTTTACAATGCACAGTACCTTGACTTTTACAATCAGGGCACCAACTTTCATACTTTATTTCAGGTTTTTTCATCTACTCCACCGCCTTAGTCGCAGACATATTTTTTATTAACATACGCTTTAATATCTGCAGGATCAAATGCTCTGTCACATTTTGGGCAGCAGGGCAACATAGCATTATTACCCCGCCCCATATTCTTTTCCATTTCTTTAATTGCTACTCTGTATGGTTTATAGCTGTGGGCTATTTTCCAAAACCGTCTAGCACTTTCCATGTATCTACCCCATTCACGGTTTTGCCGTTCTTCAAAAATTGCGACCATGAGCATTGCTGCAAACGGATCTACAATAGCACCGCATCGGTCGCAAAATATGAGATGACTTTCTTCATCTATGCAAAGTTGTGGTTTGACATAATCAACACCATATTTATTATTTTCATAACATTTACAGGCCGAAAAAAACTTCTTTTTTGATACCATACCTACAAGACTTCTAATTTTCTCCACTACTCCACCGCCTTAAACTTCTCTAAAATCAATATCCGGGTACTTATAAAGCAGCATCTTCTTTTTGATCAGATACACCTGCGTCCGCATACCCTTTGTATCGACGTAATATATATGCCCGTCAGCTTCCGTCACCTTAAAATCAGCTCGATAAATAATCGGCCTTATCTTTTTACCGTCTCTCTTATAACCAGGCTGTAAAACAAATTTTGGCTGTAGTTCAACCTCTTTTACTGTACCTTCGCGCATCATCCAGTGTAACTGCCAGTAATAGTCAGCTTCTTTTTCGCTGTCAAACCGTATGCCGTC